AATCAATCGTCGAACCCTTTCCTCGGCCGCCAGTTCGCGCATGCGTTTGAGCGACTTTCGGCCGAAGTTGGGCGCCCGCAACAACTCATAGTCGGCGTGTGACGACATGTCTTCGAGGGTCATGTGGCCGCCGTTGACCATCGCGTTCCAAATGCGCGTGTCGAGTTGACCGCCCTTCAGGCACTCGGGCCGCTTCGGATACGGGAGAGTCGGGCGAGTCGTATATTCGCTCGCTCCTGGTCCATATTTCCATTCGAGCCAAAAATTCATCGAATGGATGAGGTGGTTCATCAGATCCGTCTTATCCGTGTCGGGCTTGCCCTCCATCCAGAGGTCGATGACTCGACTGAGGATGAAGTGCGTCGCCGCGCTCTTGCTGTCGTAGTCTGCCATTTTCGGTCACCTTGACCTGGCGCAGTGTCTCCTTATTATGCATGACACATGCGCCGCTGTCTCGCCCTCTCGCTCGCCCTGGTCGCCTCGCCGGCGATCGCCGCTCATTGCCCACATGGCCAGCTGTGGCGCGTGCACCAGGACAAATGCGTGAGCCTGAGTTCGCCGGCCGCGCTTGCCTATCAATCGCCCTCGCATTGGGTGAACCAACGAATTGAGCTCAGGCTGCCCGAGCCGCCCGAGCCGCCGCTGCGCCCGGAAGAGATCCCCTCGACCGTGCCTGACGTCGACCCCGACATCATCGACATTCCGCTGACCGAGCCGGATCCGGCGACAATGGCGCTCAAGCAGCAACTGGAGAAGAAATGACATACTTGATCTGGTCGAATGAACACGATGGCTGGTGGGGGCCTGGCGAGCGCGGCTATACGCGAACTCTTGATAAAGCTGGGCTTTACTCGCGCGAGGACGCGATCCGCATCTGCAAACACGCTCTTCCGACCTCGATGCACATTGGCCGCATCGCGGAAGTCCCGGTCAGGCTCGCGGATCTTGAGGACATCATCGCGGACGAACTGATCCGATTCGAGTGGATGGGCAAACCTCGCGACGCTTGACCTGTCATGGGAAATGGCGTCACATATTCGAGCGGGGGGCAATCGTAGGAGTTAAGCTCATGGCTGAAAAGGTTACCAATTACCCGCCGCCGGCGCTGCCGGTGCCGGATCGGTGGGAGCCTCGGCCGACGACGCGGAGGCTGATCCACAGCGTCCGCACCGCCGTCGAGGCTCTCTACAACGCGGCGGACGACGCATTTCGCCGCCTGGTCGCGACAGTCAGCGCCGACGACTCGGTCCACGGGTCGCGCTCGTTCGACTGCGCGATGGCGGCGCTGATGCTCAAGAAGTACGGCAAGGACAATCGGGACAACCTCCTCGCCGACGCGCCGCTCAAGAAGGTCTGGGACTGCGCCTATCGCGTCCTGACGACCGAGAACCCCAACCTGCGCCTGAAGCACCGGCGCCAGGAGTTGCTGCGCCTGACCGCACAACCCGCCGAATAGCGACGGCCAGCGTAGCACGGGAGGGCCGGCGGGGAGGCGCCGGCCCTTTTCATTTTCGAGAGGAAAAACGATGAATGTCGCACAGCCGCCGATTCCAGAGCGATTAAAGTTCAAACCGCGCCAGAGCAAACGCGAGCGGCCCGTCGAGACGCGAGCGCGCGTCATCGTGCGCGAATTGCTTGAGGCCGGCCTGCCGGTCAATCCGCACAAACTAGAGCGGATCTACGACATCAGCCATGTGATGTTCGACATGGCGAAGTCGGCCGAGCGGGCGCGCATCGAGGCGCTCGAGGCGCTCGACGTCGATCCGACGGCGCTGAAGCCGACCGCCAAGGCCAAGGTCGAGATCGCCAAGCGCCACGCGGTCAAGGAAGCCACCGCCGACGTCGCCAAGCGCATGCGCGAGCTCGACGAGGAGGTCCGTCGGCGCGTCCTTTCCGAGAGCAAGGAGCACCTCGAATACCTGGCCCAGGAGCGCGAGGAGGCGCGCAAGAGCGAGGCGCTCTACCGCGAGCTCATCAACAGCCACAAGCCGCTGCTGACCGCCGAAGAGTTCCGGCTGGTGCTGATGTGCCTGCACCCCGATGGCGAGCGGTCGGAGGCCAAGCTCCAAGCGGCGTTCCTCGCCTTCAACGCCAAGAAGCTGCAGCTGACAGGCCAGAAATGAGCCGGGTGACGCGCGACTATCCGCGCCAGGCCGACGAGGAATACAACACCCCGCCCTGGGTCGGCGCCGTGATCGCACGCTGGCTCGCGGGCCAGGGCGTGTACTCGATCTGGGAGCCTGCGCCAGGCCGCGGGCAACTCAGCCGCGCCCTGGTGGCGCATGGGTTTAGCGTCATCGAGACGGGCGGCGATTTCCTACAGCTGCCCCAGACGCGCCACTTTGACGCGCTGGTGACCAATCCGCCCTACGGCAAGCGCGGCGAGCTCGCCGATGCGTTCATCCGCCACGCCCTCGAGCTCGAGGTGCCGATCTTAGCGTTCCTGCTCCGGATCGACGCCGACAGCGCCAAGACCCGCGTCGACATCTTCCGCGACTGCCTGTCCTTCGCCGGCAAGATCGTGCTGCTCGACCGCATCGTCTGGTTCGAGCGCGAGGGCGCCGCCGGCCCGAGCGAGAATCACGCCTGGTTCATCTGGCAGCGTTCGCGCCAGCCGCGCCTGCGCTGGATAGCCTACGGAGGGAAGCCCCCTGTGCTATGATGGGGCATGACGCCCGCCGAATGGAAAACCGTCATCTACAAGATCGAGCCGCGCGCGAAGGAGTGGATCGTGCTCGGCCTGGCCGACGCGATGCCGCACATGATCGAGCGGTTCGAGATCAACACGCCGTTGCGGCAACAGCATTTTTTGGCGCAATGCGCGCACGAATCCGATCACTTCCAGACGACGAAGGAGTACGCGACCGGCAAGGCCTACGAGGGGCGCAAGGATCTTGGGAACACGCAGAAGGGGGATGGCGAGCGGTTCCGGGGGCGCGGCCTGATCCAGCTGACCGGCCGGTTCAATTACGAGGCGGCGTCCAAGGCGCTAGGCGAGCCCTATGTCGACGACCCGCCGCTGGTGGAGAAGTTCCCAGCCGCCGCGATCGTCAGCGGGTGGTTCTGGCATAAGAACGACATCAACAAGCACGCCGATCGGGACGACCTTCGGGCGGTGACGAAGGTCGTAAATGGCGGATACAATGGATTAAACTCCCGCCAAGCGGCTCTTACGGGCGCCAAGACCGCCTTCGCCTAGTGCTGCACCTCAACCTTCATCAGTTCGTGGACGGATAGATCGCCGTCGAGCTCGGCCGCCAACCTTACGATGGTGTCGGCGTTTTCCTTGTTCAGGTGCCACTCCTCCGACTGAGGCTCGCAGTCGTGCTGCGCGTCGCGAAACCTTTTCTCGTCTCGGCGCCACGCCTTCAGGCGCGCTTGCAACCGCTCTTCCAGCGTCGTCATCCGTCTCTCCGTGGATCTGAGCCGCCGGAAACCCGGTCAACTCCTCAAGGACGCGCGACTGCTCGCCGCTCGGCCTGAAGCTTTCGTTTTGCCATTCGTAATACGTGTTTCGCGAGATGCCGAGGAAGCGCGCCTTCTCGGCGACTGTGTCGCCGGGAATTTTCGCCAAGACGTCAGCCATTGGCAGCTGCAGCTGTTGACGCATGTCGCTTAGGAACCGGCGCCAGCGCGGTTGGGAGGTGGCGGCGAGCAGTTGGTCGAGCACGGTCAATTGTTCTGGAGTTACGGTCATTTCCACTGTCCTGGCCTGTTGCCGCGAGGTCGCCCACCGGCAGTTTCCAGGCTCATAGTGGCCGTTGGTGTCCTCCCGATCAATGGACAGTCCCTTGGGCGCGGGGCCCATATCAGCGACGAAGGTTGCAAAAGAAGAGCGCCAGCGGGCGCAAACAGTGATGCCTCGAGCGCCATACCACCTGTACGCCCTGGCTTTGGCGTTGAAGCAACGCTGCTTCATGCCTGACCAAGCCCAGTAGGTGCGATTGTCCCGAATCATTGTCCTGTGGTATACATGACATGTGATGTAAACGGAAGGACGGAAATGTCGAGTTTGCGAGAAGCGATGGCGAGGACCGATGAGGCGTTTAAGGACGATCCCGCCGACGAGGCGTATCGCGAGCAGGTCGTCGAGGCCGGTTACGCGGCGCAAGACGCCATAAGCCGAGCCCTGACCGTGCCGCGCGATGACGAGCGCCAAGCGCGCGAGGACGAGTTCGCGAGTTGGGCGATCGAAATTATCGTGCGAGCTCGCCAGCGCATCGGGCGGACCAAGTGGTCGGGGACCGAGGGCGCGGTGAAACGACGAATCGTGGAGGCGCTGCGATGCCTGCCAAGCGACGACTAGCCGACCGCTTAGAAACCTTGCAGGTCGAATTGATGGTTGCGGCGATCGGCAACCATTTCTTTGCCGGTCAGCAACCGCCGGTCATCGGCGCGGCGCTCGCCGAGCTCATGTCGATCTTCTTGCTTAATCACCAATGCCCCAGCGACCGGGCGAAGCAGAAGGCGCTCCGCGAGGAGATCCTGACCGATTGGTGCGCCCACGTGCGCGGCCTGGTTGCCCTCGAAACCGACCCCCCAGCGAGCGAGACATTGCAATGACCGAGAAGAAGAAGGGGCGCGTCGAGGACAGCAAGGTTTCGACCTCTGTCGAGTTCACGATGGCGGTCTATCTGCATTTCAAGGAACGCGGTTACGAACCCGACATTGCGCTGCAACTGACGCAGATCACCGTCCTCGACTTGCGGCTCTACGACATCATGCAATCCATCGACACGATCGTGAACAATTCTTGAGAGGCAGCTATGACCGAGACGGAGATCATCGAGCGGCCGACGACCGCCCCAGCGCAACAGTTTGGCGCGTTCTTAATGCAGGCGCTCGCCAATCCGGATATCCCGGCCGACAAGCTGCAGATCATGCTGCAGATGCGCCGCGAGATCCTGCAGGACCAGGCGCGCGAGGCCTACCAGGAGGCCTTCGCCGCGTTCTCAGCCGAGATGCCGGCGGTCGAGCGCGACGGCATGGTCGACCTCGGGCCGGGCAAGGGGAAGTTTCCCTTCACCACCTACGAGAACATGGACAAGATCCTGCGCCCGTTCCTGATCAAGCACGGGCTCTCGCTGCAGTTCTGGTCGAGCGACACGCCAGACGGGCAGACCTGGATCGTCGTTCATGGGGCGCTGATCGGCCACGGCTGGCAGCGCGAATCAGTCTATCCGGTGCCGCCCGATACCGGACCTGGGCGCAACGCGCTGATGGCGCGCGGCTCGGCCCAGACCTACGCCAAACGCTACATCGCTGACCTGCTCTGCAACATCGTCAGGAAGGGAATCGACGACGACGCGCGGCGCGCGATGCAGGCGTCCATCGACCCCAAGCAAGTCGCCGAGCTCAATCGACTGATCAAGCTGACCAACACCGCCGAAGCCTCGTTCCTCAAGATGATGGTGACCGACGCCGAGACGCTCGCCGACATCCGGCCGCGCGACTACCCGCGCCTGCTCATGGCGCTGCAGGAGAAAGCCCGAAAGGCGAAGAAATGACAGCGCCCGAAGTCCACAAGCAGCTGCAGGTCGCGTTCGAGGCGCTCGAACCGATCTTCAGGGGGCTGGAAAGCGACATGCGAGCAGACACGGCGTTCGCGATCGGCGAGCTCACGGGATTTATCGCCAAGGTCAAGGCGCTGGTCGGGCGCGACATCGACGACGCGACAACTCCCAAGCCAAACGCTTTTGAAACGCTCAAGGGCGAATATTGGAGGCCGGAATGAAGCACATCATGGTCGAACAGGGCAGCGCGGCCTGGTATCGCGTGCGCCTCGGCATCCCGACGGCGTCGAACTTCGACAAGATCATCACCCCCGGTGGCAAGGCCTCGACGCAGGCGCGCAAGTACAAGTACCGGCTGATCGCCGAGAGATTGTTGCGCGAATCGCAGGACGACGAGATCGGGCACGTCAAATGGGTCGCGGCCGGCAAGGAGAACGAACCCTTCGCCGTCGCTCACTTTCAGGAGGTCGAGGGCATCGAGCTCAAAAAGTGCGGGTTCATCATCACCGACGACGGCCGGCTCGGCGCGTCGCCCGATCGGCTGATCGGTCAGCGCGAAGCCATCGAGATCAAGTGTCCAGCCGCCTTCACTCAGATCGGCTACCTGCTCGACGGCATCGTCGAGAAAGACCTGGAGCAATACACGCCCCAGGTTCAGGGGCAGATCCTCGTCGGTGAGTTTGAGTGCGTCCACTTCTTCAGCTGGCACAGCCGGATGCCGCCGTTCCATAAGATCACGCTGCCGATGCCTAACTACCAGGCCACGATGCGCGGCCTGCTCAACCAGTTCTGCGACGAGCTCGATCGCGACACTGAGCGCGCCAAGGCTCTCGGGGCCTACGCGGTGTCGACGGAGATCATCACGCCGGGCGAAGCTGCCTATTCGGACGAGGAGCCCTATCGCTTGGTGTTTCCGGAGGGAGGAGGCGACCTTGGAAGTGCATGAATTTGTCTGCGCCGACTGCGATGTGGACGTGTTCAGCTTCGGCGGCGACCCCGCACTGTTCACCTTCGACGGTAAGCTAGTTTGTCAGTCGTGCCTGACCATCCGCCAGATGAAGGCGCGCGAACCGATGACGCCGGCGGCCGAGGCGGCGCTGCGCGAGATCCTGGGCTGTGTGATCCCGGTGAAGAGCAATGATTAAAGGCACTGCGACGGGCGCGGACGGGCGCCAAGTTCTGATGATCGGGTTGAGCTTCGGCAACCTCGACAAGTTTCGCGCCCTGCCCGGCGACACGTTCATCAAGATCGACGGCACGGAGATGGGCTTGCCGCTCGACGTGCTGATTTTTTCCGGCGAAACCGAGGCGCACATGCACAAGTTGGTCGCTGGCGCCATCGGGCCAGACACCAAGTTTCACATCGACCCCAAGCTAAAGTCATGACCCAACGGCAGCGCGTCTAGCGGCTGGCGAGCCAGACCATCGGCAGGACGACGGTCGCGCAATAGACCCCAAGCATGATCAGCGCCGGCGTCTTGACCGGCTCGGCGACGTCCAGCGACAGCTTGGCCAGGACGAACGCGCCGACCACCGCGAGGAGCAAGACGAATCGGACTGCGACGACCGCGACTAGCACGTTGAGCGTGGCGAGGACGCTGGCTTTCCAGGCGGCGCGGTGGATGTACTCAGCCTGTTGGACTGTCGGCTTAGGCGGCGTCGGGGGAGTCTGGGCCGTCGTCGTCGCTGTCTGAATCAAGCTCGAAAGGCTCGGGGCCTCGGGAATCACTCTCTCGCCCACCAGTTCCATTCCTTTTCGCAAAGGCCGAGGCGAATCGGCGGACTTCACTTCCGGCTGTGCTGGTGTCGGCATTGGCGAGTTTCCTTAGAGAAGCAAACATGATTTGTACTCTACCGACCGCAATTAAGGCATTTATTCTCTGTGGAATAGTGATCCCGCCCTCGACGTCCTCGGCCTCGAGCTGATCAAGCAGGCGCGCGATTTGGGCATATAGCCGAGCGTTGACGTTGAGCGGATCGGCGGTTGTCGGTTTGCTGCTTTGGGGTGGCCCACCGGCAGTTTGCTTTCGAATAGCCAAGGTCGTTGTCCCTCCGGTCGAGCGTCTTTCCGGGTGGCCTTTCGCCCATGTCGGCGCGGAAGTTGGCGAACTCAAACCATCGCGCGTCATCGACCGAGATCCCGCGCGCACCGTACCACTTGTAGCTCGCGCTTTTAGGATCATCGCAGCGTTCAAGCATCCCGACCCAAGAGTACCAGGTTGGCGTTCTGGTCTGCCCATGTGTGGTCGTCTGGGCGATCAGCTTTTCGCGCCTGGCGCAACCACAGGATCGCGAGTGTCCGCTCCTCAGACTTCCGCCTCTCGTGATTTTGTCGTTGCCGCAATCGCACCGGCACAGCCAGAGACTCTGTCCTCGGCGATCGCTGCCTTGTCGCTCGATGACGACCAGCCGCCCGAAGCGTTCATTGAGCATCCAAGTTCTCCTCCGCTGCCCCGCCGGCCTGGCCGCCGGCTGCGCCGGCGACAGGTGCGGCTTGTGGCGGAACCTTCCCCATCGCCTTCCTGGCCAATTGACTGAGCCAGGTAGGCTTTCGAAACATGTATGCGAACGGGAGGCCCATGGCTTCTGCCGCCCGCCAAGGCGACACGCCGAGATGGCGGGCTAGAAATTCGATCCCCGCCATTGTTCCCCCGGCTTGGACGATTCTGGACACGCGCTCGCCCAGGGCCGGCGAGAGAGCCATGCCCGCCAACGCGCCTCCAGCCATGCCAGCCAGGTGGCTTCCGGCCGTTCCGCTTTCGGTCGGTTGGACGCCGCCGGCGAGCGCACCGAACCCGGCTCGACCGGCGAGAGTGCCGAGCGCGGCCTCGGGCGCGAACATGAACGGCAGCGCGCCGCCGCCGAACCTGCCGATCGATTCGGCCGTCGATCCGCTAGGGCCGGTCGCCCAGTCTTTGACCCCCTTGCCGGCCTTCTCGAGCGCGGTTGTGGTTCCTGGCGCGATATACTGCCCGATCGGGTCGAGCAGCTGCCCCGCGCCGACAACGTCGCCGACGACCCCTTTGGCCATGCCCGAGCCGAAGTCCTTGGCGGAGGTCACCGCCGAGCCTGTCCAGGACTCGTCGTCTTTCGCCGGCGGGGGCCGCGATTTGACGTTCTTGAGGTAGGCGTCCGGATCGAAGTCGTCGGCCATTTATTGCCCCAAATGCTCGAGGATTTGTTTCGAGCGCGGATCGTCGGGGTGAGATCGAGCCCAGTCGAGGGCTCGAGTATCCTCGGGGGATCTCGCTTGCGACGCAGCCGGCGGGCGATAGCTGTCGACCTGTTTCAACACTGGGGTGAGCTCGGGCGACGGGGTGGGAGCCACTCCGAGAGAGTCAGTCCCCTCCTGCGCCTGGCCTGATTTCGAGAATTGGTCGAACAGCTTGAACATGGCGTCTGGCTGGCGGCCGGTCCCTGCCGTGAAGTCCATCTTCAGCTTATCCATCCTCGCCTTGAGGAGGGAGATTTTGTTGTCGACGTCGCCGATCGCGGTGTCGGGGTCGAGCGATTTCCAGTCCATCTGCCCGATCGCCATGTCGCGCCCGCTGACCGTCGGCTTGCCGCCCGTGGTGCCGCGCTCGTACTCGTTGGCGCTCGTCTCCATCTCGTTGTTGAGCGCGCCGATCAAAGCGCGCTCCTCGGGCGTGCCGCCGGCGGCCTTGCCAAGCAACCAGGTGCCGCCGACCGTTCTCATTCGCAGGTTCTGGAGGCCGCCCAGCGCCTTGAGCTTCTCGAGGTCCGCCTTGTACGAGTTGAGGTGGCTGTAGGCGGTCGCGATCGAGACGAGGCTCTGGCCTTGGGGTCCGACGGTGAAGGCGCGCATCGTGCCTTGGCGGGTCTGAAACGTCTGAGCGTTGAAGGTCGGGTCGACCTTGCTGCCGAGCCCGATAATCTTGCTGACAAGCCCCTGGGAACGCTGGGCGGTGGGCATTTTCATCCGGCCCGAGATGTATCCGTCGAGCGTGTCGGCGAACGAAGGGTCAACCTTGCGGATGGCGTCCATCGCCGCCTTGCCCTTGAGCTTCGGGTCAGCCTGGATTCGGGCGAGGTCGGCCTCGATCTCGGACTGCCGCTTGACCGCGTAGTCGAACACTTTCGGCGGCACGCCTGGCAGGCCTTTCGCCGTCGGAATGCGGGTGCCGTTGACGAGGTCGTGGGCGATTTGGTCGATCGGCGCGGTCTGAAAGCCCTTGCCGCTGATCCGGTCCTTGTCGTTGGCGGCGTCCGTCAGCGCCTGCGACGGGGTCGGCGTGAACTGAGGTTGCTGCGCTTGAGGCTGCGCCTGCGCCAGGCGTTGCATGCCGGGCTGGGGTGCGTCGGAAGCGCCAGCCTGGGCGACCTGGACGCCTCGTTGTGCCTGCGCTTGGGCCTGGGGTTGGTCGTCGGGGGTGACATCCAGGCCAGGCCCGGTCGGCGCTTCAGGCGCGGGCGCGGACGGCGGTGAGCTCGGGGTTGCGGGTTGAGATCCCTCGCCGGCGTCCGGAGTCGTTCCGTCGGCTGACGGTGCAGCTGGCGTTTCGTCCGCGCTCGCAGGGGGCACTGCCGGCGTGCCGCCTTCGCGCCAGGGGTCTTCCTCCTTGCGTGTCGCGTCCTCCTTGCGCTGTTGAGTGACGCTCTCGCGGAGGCTCGTCCCGTTGGCGTCGCGCTCCTTGAGGATGTTCTCGGCCCGCTGCAGGTTGCCGCTCTCGAGCGCCGCCAGCATCGGCTTGTCGTTGTACTTGGTGGCGACCTCCATCAGCCGGTCATGGAGCTCGGTGGCGTCCTTGGCCTTCGGGTCGCCGCTCCAAGTGCCGACGTCGCCGCCGCCGAGCGCGAAGGCGTCGCGGTAATCCTTCTGCTCCTGGTAGGATTTTTCGTCGAGCGCCTGGGCGCTGATCTTCATCCGCTCTTCCAGGATCCCGAGCGCGTATTTCTGGCCCTCCATGTAGGCCTTCGAATGCCCCTGGGTCGCCGCGCCCAGCATGGCGGCGGTCGGCGCCGTGTTGCCTGATCCCTGGTTGGTGAAAAAGCGGGCGACGTTCGAGTAGATGCCGTTCACCTCCCACGGCTCGGGCACAGGCCCGAACGGACGCGGCTCGCCCCACTGGTGCCAGGGCCGATTCGGCAGCGGCGGGAAATACCGCTGGATCGGGCGCGGCCGGAACGGCATCGGGTGTTGCGGCGAGAGGCCGATCGGAGGCGGCTTGGGCGGCCCATCGCGCGGCGGCGGCCCCCGCGTCGGCGGCGGCTGGTCGGGGATGCCTGGAAATTGCTGCCGGGTGGGCGCGACCGTAGTCGGCTGATCGGGGGTCTTGCGATCGGCGCGGTTCCACACGCCGGTGTCGCTGGCGGCGCCCGCCAGGCTGGAGAGCGGCGAGGGCGCGCCTCGAGGCGGCGTCCATGAGCTCGGGGGCGGCGCGTCGTCCTGGGCGTCGGGGCTGTTGTCGGCGTTTGAGGTGTCGGTCATCCTGTTGCCGCGTAGTCGTCGGATTGCACGGGCGGGGTTGTTGGTTGCGCCGGCGCGGGCGTCGGAGCGGAAGCGGGGGTGGCAGCCGGTGTGCTCGGGGCTGTCGCGGTCGCTGGCGCAGCGGCTATCGCGTCACTAGGCGGCGGCACTCTGAAAACTGCGCTCGAAATTGGAAATATGCTGCGCTTTAGCTGCCCGCCTCCCTGATTTCCGCCCAGCCCGACAAAAGTCCCATCTGGATTCACGCGATCGACAAAAGTGACATGCGTGTAGGGCATCCCGGTTTTGTTGTCCTGTCCACGGATGACGGCGATGTCGCCTTGTTGCGGCGCTCCTTGCCGGGCGGCGCCATATCCCGCCCATGATCCGGCCATCGCGCTGCCAGCCGGCGGCGTTCCGCCGGATGCTTTCACCACTGCAGCGGCGAAATCTCCGCACCATTCTCCTGCGTGTTCCGGGTATCCTTCCTTTCTCATGAAATCGGCGACGGCGTTGGGGTCGCCGCCCGTTTGCAGCGCGACCTGGCGCGCCTCGTTCAAGACATCGGCCGGAACGCCGTCCACAGGCGAGGTCGCGCCGCCTGGCTGTGCGGCTGCGTCGCCCGCTTGGCCGCCGTTGGGCGGACTGCCGTCGGACGTCGGGGCTCCCCACCCGCCGCTCGCTCCCCCGCCACCGCTTGATCCGCCGCCGCCGGCGAACGCCATCGGCTGGTTGCCGGCCTGGCCTGGCGCCCAGGCGCCCCAGCCAGGGTGATAGCCACCGGGATGGAAGCCCCAGCCGCCCTGCCGGCGTGGGTAGTAGCCTGGCCGAAGGAAGCCGCCCCGGAAGCCGACGAAACCGCGTCTTGTGCCGCGCATGAACGGCATCATGCCGTGCATCGCCCAGGGCGGGAGCCCGCCCCGCCCGTGCCCGCGTCCGCCGATCATCTGGGCGAGCATCGGCAGCAAGGTCGGGGATCCGAGCGCCAGGCCCAGAATGTCCCGGAGTATTTCACCCATCCCCTCTGTAGGCCCAGGAACGCCCTGGGGAGCCCCAGGAGGGGCCTCGGGCGTCGCCGGGGTCTCTGGGCCCTTTTTTGTCGGCAGGTCAGCCACGGCTGGCGCGGGCGCGGCTGGCGCGGGCGTTGGCGTGGCGGCAGGTTTCGCGACCGCGGCCGGTGGTTGGGCCGGCGTGCCGGTCGGAACCTCGAGCGCGTTGCCGGGGCCCCCGCCGAGCGCGACCTGGGGCGTCGCCTGGTCGGCGGGCCCGCCTTCGGCGGCGGCTTTCGCAGCCGGGTCGTCCGTCTGGCTGGCTGCCGCGGCGGCGTCGGAGCCGATGCCGCTCTGGGGCGCGGTATAGCCGCCAGGCGGGAGCACGCCGGTGTTCGCCGGCGTCGGCATGGTCGGCAGGAGTTGCGAGAGGATGCCGCCCGCGCCTCGCTGATCGGCGCCCGAGCTCGCCGGCGTCGGCGCTGTCGGCCCGCCGGCGGTCGGTTTCGCGCCAAGCCCGAACGCGCCGCCGAGCGCCTTGGCGATTTGAGCGAGCGGCGATGGGGGCTGTTTCGCCGCCGCCGGCGTCGTCTGTTGCTGTTGGTTCTGGGTCGTCGGTTGCGGCGCGCCGCCCGACTGGGTGCCGCCGATGTTCGCGCTTGGGTCGGATCCCGAGGGCGTGCCGGCGACGTCGGCCGCCGGCGTCATCGACTGGGTCGCCGCCTGGGTGCCGCTCGGGTCGACCGTGCTGAACACCCCGCCGAGGCCGCTCGAATCGCCGAGCAGCGCCGAGCCGAGGCCGGCGTCGGCGAACAGGCTCGAGATGTCGGGCGAGCCGCCGCCCGCGCCGTCGCCGAACAGGTTGCCGCTGCCGCCAGAAAGCGCGTCGCCCAGGCTGGCGTCGTTGAAGGTCTGGTCGAGGTTGAGCCCGCTTAGATCGCTGCTACCGCCACCCGCGCTTGCGCCGCCTGTGTCGCTCACTGCTCATGCTCCAAGAGCGGCGCCAAGAGCGGCGTCGTCGAAGGTGCTGCCGCTGACGCCGCTGAGAATGTCGCTCGCCCCCGACCCACCAAGGACGCTGCCCGCGCCCGCCGAGAATTGCCCACTGCCCGCCGCCTGGGTCGCCAAATTGCCCAGCGCGCTGGTCAGACCTTGATTGGCGGCCTGGGTCGAGCCGACGCCGATCAGCTGATTGACCGACGGTTGCAGTGAGGTGTTGATCGCCGGGTCGGAGACGGTCTGGGTCTGCTCCTGGCCGATCGTCGCGTCGGCCAGCTTTTGCTGGCCGGTCAGGTCTTGCCCCTCCATCGTCGAGCCGCCGAGGCCTAGCTGGTTGTAACGGTTGGTGACCGACTGGGTGTTGTCGCCGGTGGCGCTCATGATCGACGAGAGATCGAATGGCGAGGGACCGAAATTGAACGGCAGGCCGGCCCCGCCGCCAGTGACGTCAAAGCCGCCGCTCGACCCCTTGCCACTGCCGCTGCCGCCGCTCTGACTCATGCGTTATCCCGTGGTGTTGAAGATGTCGGCCGCGCCCTGGCTGAAGTCCGTGTTGCCGGCCGCCGTGGTGGCGGCCTTGCCGGCCTGGGTGATGCCGGTGGTCAGCTGTTGGGTCGCCAGGTTCTGCAGCTCCGACTGATTCGACAGGCCTTGGATCGCGGCTTGGCTCTCGTTCTCGTAGGCCTTGTACATCGCGTCTTCGTCGGTGTTCGACATCGTGCCTTCGGCGACCGCCTTGCCCATCCGGTTGCCGGTCCCGGCCTGCGTCGCCATCGTCGACATGCCGGTGCCGCTCGCGCCGAACGTCTGCCCGGTGGCGACGTTGGCCTCGTCCATGCCGTACTGGGCAAGCGACTCCTGCTCGGGGGTGATGCCGCCCGAGGAATAGAACGGCGGGATGTTGACGTTCTGGGGCGAGGAGCCTTTGGCGCCGCCGGCGAGGTTCGAAATGGCTGACGCGCCGGTGATCCCCGCGCCGATGTCGGAAATCGGATTGCTCATGCCAGCCTCAAGCAATAGCGCGGACTGAGCTCGTTCGCCCCGAGGCGCCTGGCGAACGGCCCGAACTCGACCTCCGTCTCGCTGGTCAGCCGCCATTCGGTGGCGCGCCGCATTTTCGCCCAGTCGATCGAGAAGCGCAGGAGCTCGAGCGCCTGCCACATGCGGCCCTCGTCGGCGACCACCAGGACGACGTTGGCCTCGAGCTCGCCTGGCGCCCAGGGAATGATGTTGAGGGCCGCGATCAGGAAGGCGCCGTCGAGCCGCACCGGCAGGAACACCAGCGGCGCGCGAAGCACAATGTTGCGAAACCAGCCCTCGGTCGCCATCGGGTCGAATCGGTTCGAATAGCGCCGGCGGCCGAGATCCAGCATCCAAGCGATATCGGCCTCGGTCAGGAGGCGGGGGGCTACGGACCTATCGACAGCATTGCTGCGTAGTGCAGCTGCAGGTTCACGAAGAGCGACCATATGAGCTCACTTGGTTGCTCAAGGTCGCTGTCTAGCAAGATTTGCCCAGCGTTCATACCGACCGCGCTCGAGCCGTAGAACGGCGGCAAATACTCAGCGGCGTTGTCGTGCGCGTTCTGGTGCTTCAGCTGCCACATCGTCGCCGGCGCGCCGGCCTCGAGGGTGCGCGGGTCGAACAAGTACGGCGCGACCGCGAACTGGGTGTAGTTCGACAGCGGCGTGATCGCGTTGACCAAGACCTGGTGCCAGGCGCGGTGCTCGAGCCCGAACGACGGGTTCTGATCGCTGCCGCCGGTCATCAGCGTGTCGATGCTCATTGGCGGCGATACTTCGGCCTCGCCCGCCGCGCGTAGAGCCGGCGATCGAACACGTAGAGGATGACAGCGGACACCCGGACGCCGCGATAGGGGCTGCGCTCACTCACCTTCGAGGCCCCAAATGTCCTTCATGCACTTGTCGCAAAAGCGCACCGTCCAGCCCTTCGCGTTCGACATGATGAGCGGCACGCTGTCCTCGGGGATGACGGCCGAGCAGTAGGAGCAGAGGGCCGACGGCACGCTGTCGGGCCGCCCCCAGGTGAGGCGGTTCCAATCGAGGGCGACCTTTGGTTTGAGCGCGATAGTCATCGACGGCGCACCCGCTCGCTTTCCTCTTGCGGGCCGTAGCGGTCGAGCGCGGTTCCGATCGGATCGAAACCCCTCGGATCGATCCGGTCGGTGCCGAAATCCGACCTATTGCCGCCGGCGACCGCGCCTCTTGGTCCGACGCGCGGCTCGGTTCCGGTTCTCAAAGGCCCGGCGAGTGAGTTGCCGGATTTCTGATAGCCGTCCGGGGTCACGAAGACTGCCGTCGGGTCGCGGTTCGTCGGCCATTCGCTTTGCTTCGCCATTTGTCACCCCATCATCGTCGCGTTCTGGGCCAGGTTAGAGAGCTCCGGTTGGCCTGCAAACAGACTGAGCAGAAGCTGGAAGATGCCGCCCATATCCGGCGTCGTCGGTGAGCTCGGCGGCGCGGTGGTGGCGGGCGTCGACGTCGTCGAGCTCGGCGTCGCCGCATTGGTTTGAGCCTGCGCGGTTTGCGCGGCAGGACCAAGCCCGCTTGCGACGTCGCCCACCTCGCTCGCGGCGACAGAAGGCCCGTTCGGTCCTGCCGGCCCGACCACCGACGGCGAGCCCTGCGTCGGTCCCGCCGGCGCGGCGGTCACGCCGGGACTGACCCCCTCGACGGAGGGGTAGCCCATGTTTGTAGGAGCTGCATTTGGATCGCCGGTTCCTAAAGTCGCCGTACCCCGTAGCATAGCCGTTTGAGTAGGGTTGGCGGGCGGCCCAAAAAGTCCCGGATTCGCCATCACCGCCTGCGCCAAGGCCGACAGCTGACTGTTCAGCGAGGAGACTGCCGAGGCGCTCAATCCGCGCGGCGCAACGCCGAGCGGCGACACCGCGACCTGGCCCACCGGGGCGGCGTTGCCCAAGCCGCCAAGTAAGCCGCCGGTGCCAAGGCCGAGCAGGCTCGCGAGACCCATCGCCGCCGCGCTGCCGCCGCTCGCGGTTCCCCCGCCCCCACCGGTCGCGCCGCCTGCGCCGCCGAAGCCCGCCGCGCTCGATCCGGGGCCGCCGATCCCGCCAACGCCGGTGCTGACGCCGCCCGCCGGCCCCGCGCCAGGACTGCCGCCGAAGCCCATTCCGGCCGCCGCGGCGTTGCTGACGCCCGTGTTGCTGGTCCCCGGACCCATGCCGACGCTTGAGCCAAAGCCGGTGGCTCCGGCGTTCGCGGCTGCATCAGCGGCGGCGGCTACGCCCCCCGCTCCTTGTCCAGGCGAAGTTCCCGGCGCGGTCGTGCTGGTGCCGGCGGGCGCATCGGCGGTTCCGCTGACGCCCATGCCCGAGGGGGCGCCGGAAGCCGTGCCGCCTTGTCCGGAGGGGCCAGCGGTGGCGCTGCCTGGACCGCTATCGCCGCCAGATCCGTCGCCATCGCCGCTCGAGCCGTCGCCGCCGTTGTCCCAGCGGACGTTGAAGAGCCACTGCTTGGTGTGGTTAGCCATTCCCTCGCGCCTTCAAGACCTCGATCGGCATGAGCTCGATGACGTCGTTGAAGCGCAGGAGGCCGGCAAGCGCAATCAGCGCGGCCTCGGCTCGGCCGTCGTCGCACTTGCGCTTGAACTTTTCGGCCTGCGCCGGCCAGCGGTTGATGGCGACCGAACGCGCCATGTCCTTCATGTCCCTGCCGGGAGGGACGCCGACGGCGCGCTTCCACTGGGCGGGCTGGATGAAGAGGGCGGGAATAGCTGCGGCAGCGAGACAGCCACGGACCACGCCTTTTGCATCGCCGAAGGCGAAAGCGCCGACAGCTCCCTCCATAGGTCGAGGACCGACGCGTTCAACAAAGGCTCGATCGGCGTGAGACTTGTAGACGATTTCAGCCAAGAGCGGAGCATTGACGGTCCTCCGGTGCTTAGGGCCGTCATGTAGGCAGGGCATGTCGAAGACATCAATGAGCTCGCCCTGGTCGGAGAGCAGCGCGATCGCGCCGGTCGCGCCGATATCGACGCCCAGCACGCTCATCGCCCGTTGTCCCGGTGCGGCCCGGTGCGCCCGCCTGGGCGAGGCGTTCCGCGTTTCGTGCGCCGGCCTTTTCGCGCCGGCGGCGACCAATCGGAGGGCCAAGCGTCGTCGCTCCAGGGCATCCGGACGGTTGGACCCCGACCAGGGGCCTTGAAGCGGCGAGCCATTACGGGTTCCTCCGTCCTCGCCGCCCGCGCCCGGTGCCTTGCCGATGACCTCGAGCGCGCTTGACGCGCGTGGTCGGGCGTTTGGTCGGGAGTTTTCCGGCGGGGTCGACGCGGCTGCGAGGCCCGAGCCTCACGCCTCTAGCCATCACATCCTCCTACCCTTGCGGTACGAGTAGAGGCGCGGCCTCCAGCTCGGCAACCGCCAGCTTCTGGGTTGCAGCTGCCTGCGCAAATTTTGAGTGTTGCGCAGGCCGGTGCGCTTCACAGCCCTACCTTCCGCGCTTGCGAGCTCGGATGCGGCGGGCTCGACGGGTTTGTCTGAGGCGTTTTGCCACGGGACTTACCGCCGGCGACCTCTACGACCCCTTCGCCGTCCCCGGCGATCTTCCGTAAAGTCGTCCCAATGCACAGTCGGTCCCATGTGGCTCTCCTATCGATGATGTCGACGGCCACGGCGCGTCAGTCGAGCCATGGCGGCACCTTCGCACTTTCTCGCGCCCTGGATGGCGCGCCCGGCTAGACTGCCACTTCGTCAGGCGCCGAACAAGGTCCGCTCCTCGGCCGACAAGTGGATTCTCTCGATGGTGAAATCGGGCGAGTAGCTCTGCAGGTCGATCGCCGCCCAGATCCCGGCGCCAGAGATCGGCGAGGGGATGATCCCCGAGCTCGCGCCGGCCGCGAGTTCGAAGTCGATTCCCTGCACCCCGCCAGGCACGCCGCCGCCCCCGCTGGTGACCTGGCCGGTCATCTGCACCCCGCGGCCGTCGTTGTCGTCGAGCTCGCAGTAGATCCGCTTCGAGTTCTTGATCCCCAGCTGCGCCGCGTCCTTGCCGCGCAGCGACTTGGTCGACAGCCGCTTGACGAGCGTCGGGTCGGGCCGCGCGAACAGCTGGTAGAGGTTCGAGCCGTCGGTGCCGTAGGGGATCATCAGGCTGTCCTGCTCGTAAGAGCCGATGTTGGTGAGCTCGACCCCCTGGCTGGCGACCGACCAGAACTCATGCCCCTTGGTCGGATGCCACATCAGCTGCAGATTGCGCGTCACCCCCCACGGATCTTTGAACCGCCCGTTGAGCAGCAGGACGCGGAAGCCGAACATGGTGGCGGGCGCGAAGGTCGGCAGATAGGTCGAGGCGTCGAGGGTGTTCCAAAGGCCACTGACCTTGTCGCCGATCGGACGCCCTTCGCCGCCCTCCATCAGGAAGACCCCGGCGCCGTTGAAGGTCGCCATGTACCGGCCGATGCGGCCGATCGGGCGCGGGAATCGCTGGCCGACCTGGGGGTCGACGTTCGAATAGATGAAGTTAGTGGTGAACGGCGCTTCGACCGTGCCGCTGCCGACCAGCGACAGGTTCCAAATCATGTCGGTCGAAGAATCGCCGAAACAATAGAGAAACCCGCTCGACTGGCAGAGGTCCATGTACGAGTAGACCAGGCGATCGCCAAAATAGCCAAGACTGCCGCCGCCGTTGATGGTCGAAAAGTCGGCGCCGTTCGACGGGGCGCTGAACGAAATCACGTCCTTGCCGGCGACCCACAGCCGCGACTGGTAGACTTCCATCGCATAGATGCCGGGCAGACCGGACGGCATCGGCGGGATCGGAGCGGTCGGGTCCGACTCCTGCAAGTCGGTCAGCCAATCGGGCGCGGGATCGCCGGGCCGCGAAAGCGTCGTCCCGTCCCAGGCGTAGAGGCCAAGCGGGCTTCCGAACAGGACGCCGCCTTGCTGGCCCACGGTCGAGCCGATGAACGCCGGCCGCCAGACTTTCGCGTATCCCCAAAGGTTGGGGTAGTTGACGCCAGACCAGATCGGCCCGTTGGCGCGCAAGCCGGTGACTTGGCCGGTGTTGAGGTCGACCTCGTCGATCGTTCCGTCGTTGAGGAACATCCAGCCCATCGCGCCCGGCGGCGGCGCGCCGAATTGCGGGGTCTGGTTGCCGTAGAAGCCGAAAAACATCCGCAGGATCGGGACGCCAGGCGGCGCGGTGTAGATGACGGGACCGCGCCCCCAACAGGTCCGAAGGTTTCCCGGACCAATGGCGAAAAAATTCTCATTCCAGAACTCCTCCTCGTCGTCGATCGAGCCGCGCTTCGATTGCTGATTGAGCCCCTTCCACGCGTTCAGCGTGATGATGTCGGGAGGATTTCCGGATTGGATCGCCATTCAGATCAGCCCCAGCCACAGTCCGAGCTCCAAGGCCGCTTTCCAGGTCGGCTGCAGCCAGAACGGCGGATCACCGCTCCAGCGCCAGTCGCGCACCTCGTCGATCGCGGCCTCGAGCTCGAGCCTCACGCCGAGCGGAGTGTCGCTCCATAGGCGTTCTGCACCATCTGCGGACAAACGACCGAGGCGCACATCGGCAGGTCGCTGTTGAACAGTTCGGCCATGGCTTGGGCGTCCTCCTTCCGCTGTTGCTGGAGGAGGGCCAAACAAGCCGCCCAGTAACTCACCGCGTCGGTCCATGGGTAGGGGATCGGTTCGATGTCGCCGTCGGTGAGAAGAGGCTTCGGGATCAAGGTCAAGTCAACCTCGAACGGCGAGGCGATCGACGGGATCGGCGCGAGGTAGAGGGCGGCGCTCGCGCCCTCGCCATACTGGCTCCACCAGCCAGGCTGCGAGATGGTGCCGTAGAAGGTGCCGCCGTAGATCCTGAATCTGGCTTGAAAATCCGTCCAAACGATCCTTCGCCACATCGGTTTCCAGGTGCCTTTCTGGATCGACCAGATGCCGTCAGCGTCCTGCTCCCACTGGCCGCCGATGCCGATCGACAGCGACCTGCAGGCGAGGATCGACTGCGCTTGCGGCATCTGCTCTTGGACGAGCGCGGTCCACATGCTGAACGGATAGACCTCGCGCGACGGGATGGTCTGCGTCCCCGGCGGGACCATGCGCAGGCACCCGGAGACGGCGGCGATGCGGCGGCGCGAGCGGTTGATGTAGTTCGTCAACGTCGGGATGCGGAAGAACTGGCCTTCCGTGTCGTTCAGGTGGTTCTGAACCTCGGTGACGTATTGAGCGAGCATGAGGGCATCTTAACGCTTTCTGCGCGTCGTGCGCGTCGGCGCTCGAGAAGCGCGTCGTGCGGGCAGGGTCGCCTCCTCGTCGGCGGCGAGGAGCGCGGCGACGATGACGGTGATGGTGGCGGCCGGGCTCGTGCCCCCTGCGTTGGTTGCGGTCACGCCCAAGCTCGCCGTTCCGGCCGGGATGCCCGCCGCGCCCGCCGCCGTGACGGTCAGTGCGCCCGCGTTGCTGATCGCGTAATAACCGGCGGGGTTGCCGGTCGTGATGGCGAAAGCGGTCGGGCTGTTGCTGGCGACGACATTGCCGACGGGTTGATTGGCGGTGAGCGGCAGGGTGAGGTTGAAGGTCGCGGGGCTGACGACCGGCACGGCGGCGAGGACCGGCCCGACAGGCGGGGCGGCAGCGCTCGTCTCAACGCCATTGGTGTCCCTCGCCGTGACGATGCCGCCGATCGTCGCGCCCAGATCGTCGGCGACGAGGGTGTAGCCAGCGCCGGTCGCGCCTACGATCGGCGAACCGTTGCGCAGCCACACGCGGGCATAGGTGAACGGCGCGTTGCCGGTCCACGTCCCGGTGCTGAGGGCGAGCGACTGTCCGACGTGAATTGAGGTCAGCGGCGTGATGCCGGGCGGCACGGTGTTGACTGGCCCCTGATTCGGGTTCGGGTTCCACGGTAATTGCGGAATGGTGGGCACCGGCGAGGGGATGATCGCAGGCGGGTTTTGGCCAGGCGTCGAGGGCAGCGGCGGCGGGATCGCGCCGATTTTGGCGATGTTGGGGAACACGATCGGCGGCGACGGTGGGATTGTCGTGAACATCGGGAACAGGCTTGCCGGGACGGTCGCGCTGCCGGGCGGCACGAACACCGGTTGCGGAACGCCGGGGATCGAGGGCGGGACCGGCGCCGGGGCGACGGCCGGGCCGACCAGCGGGCCAACGGGGACCGGGACCGGCGCGGTGTTCGGCGAGACGGGTGGGAAAACCGGCGTGCCGGGCGGATTGCTGATCAGCGGCGGCGGCAGGATCGGCGCGCCGGTGATCGGGCCGGGCGCTGGCACGGTCGCGGAGCCGCTGCCGAACACGGGTTGCGGGATGCCCGCTATGCTCGGCGGGACCGGCGCGGGCTGGATTGGGGGCGTGCCGTTGCTCATACGCTGTACGCCTGCGTGATCTGGGCGAAGCCGCCGCCGGTGATGACGACGTTCTGGCCGTCGGCAATCACCAGTTGCCCGGTCGATCCGGGGGGAACGAGGGTCGAGAACGGGGCGGGGACGAACCGCCAGCCGAACCAATTGGGCGGGCGACGGCCGGGCGGTTGCAGCGGCGTATCGTTGAACTTCTGGAACGGCGGGCGCCACACGTTGCTCGGCGGGCAGGGCGGCGGCGGGCAGTCCGGCGGGATCTGCCCCGGAAGCATGCCAGTCCCCGGCGTTCGAGCCGGGTTGTGCGGCACCACCGGCGGGAAGAACATGACGACCTGGTTCGAGCCGGTGGAGACGATCCACGCGCCTTTAGGGATCACATATCCGTAGCTTGGGACGGTGACTTGGCGCGGCGCCCCGAACGGCGACAGCGAATCGCCGGGTGGTCCGGGAGGCCAGGCCGAGACGGGCAGCATCTCAGAACGGCGCTCCTCCCGTTATCCCCTGGATCTGGATGCCAGTGCTCGGCTTAGAGCAAACCAAATTGAGCGCAGTGAGCGATAGGCCCACGCTCGCAATCTGGCCTTGCGGGATCGTCGAATACCAGCCGGTCCATGCAAAATTTGCATCTTCGTGGATCACTAGAGTGATGTATTTACTGTTGAACCCGTAGGCGGTGCCCTGGGGGCAATTCAAATCAAAGAACAGGGGGGTATCGCCTAACAACAAGCCTCGGAAGCCGCTGTTGACCGGGTCATCCTTGCCCCACCTCGAGCTCGGGTCGTTGTTGTACCGCTCGACGGCCATGAAATCGGTCAACAAGGTCGTCCAGTCCTCGACGCTCATCACGACGAAGTCGAGCGCCTCGCCGCCGCTGTTCTTCACCGCCGCCAACATGTTGGGGATGAACGCGGCGCGGGTCAGGATGTCCCCGGCTCCGGTCGTCACCAGGGCTTGCCAGTCTGGATAAGTCGTCCGGCTTAAGCCGCCGAAGGTCGGCGCGGTGGCGGCGTTGCCGTAGGCGTCCTGCAGTGAGAACATTTGCAGAACATTGGCCACCGGCGGCCCGAACAAGGCCGAAGTGAGCGCCTGCAGGCTCGAGTTCTTCAGGTCGTTGAGCTTGAGCATAAGCCGCGACGCCACGGCGATCGCGTCCTGGGTCACCAGCTGCTCGAGGCCGAGCGAGCTCACCGGGGTGGCCAGACAACACATGTTAAATTCCGCATTGACCGTTGCGGCGACGTCCTGAGGCAGGTTGAACTGGCCGGCCGGCCCAATCCAGCTTGATTGGACATACTGCCCGGTCTGCACCGGCTGGGTGTACGGCGAGACGCCGCCGCTAGCGCGAATTGCATTCCGGAGAAGCAACGCTAAAAGCGGGTTCTGTTTGTAAATTAGGATGACGACCATCTGCGCAAAGACGCGCCTCACGGTCGCTTGCAACTCAAGGCCAATCGGCCCGCTTGGAATGATGCCGGCCCCTAGGATTGGCATGGGAGTTTACCTTCCTCTCGCGCTCTCCTGATCCTTGTGGATCGCGCCTAAAATCTCCTTTCGTCCCCACGCTTCTGGGTCTTTGGCGATGTCGGCAAAATTTGGCGCTTGTTCATGGTGCCAAAAGCCGGTGTCGTATGTCGGTTCCGACGTCTTTGGGTTCTTAGCTGCCCTGTAACGGGCCGCGACCTCGTAGTCGCCGACGCCCTTGTCTTGCATCCACCCCTCGAGGTCTTTCATTCCCTCCTCGGTGAATCCGTACTCGTCCTGGACCTGTTTGCGCTGGGTCCGCCACTTCTCATCCTCCTGCGCCCGGCGCGTGGAGGCCTCGGCGTCCGATCGCTGCTTGCGGTCGGCGTCGATCTGCGCCTGCACCCGGTCCTCGATATCGAGATCCGGGATCGCCAGATTGGGATACTTTTTCTTGATCAGGCGCTTGGCCTCTTTGGTCAGCGCCGGGTCGTTGTAGATCGATTCGACGAAGTCGGCGGTGATCCGCTTGTTCTGCAGGAAGGCAAATTCCTCGTCCGAAATCGTGCGCGGCATCTACGGCTCCAAAAAGTTGCCGCTGTTTAAGCCGCCCCACCACGGACGACTAGGGCAAAGGGACAAGTCCCACACCACGCGGCGCTCCCCTCTGGTATCCTCAGTTGTTGTTGGTCTTGCCAACGACGTTCGGTTGCAAGGGCACGCCGCCCTCGGGCTTCGGCACGACCTTCGGGATCGCGCCCCACTCGCTCACTTCCGACTGGGTGTCGACCTGCAGGATGGTGCGAGGCGGCGTCTCAGGCGGCGAGGTGATCGGCGGGTCGTAGCTTCGATTTTGCGCCATGTTTACCTCCTACCCAAAAGAGAAGTCCGAAACCAAGGATGAGCATCGCCCAGGTCGAAGGCTCGGGAACGCCGGTCGTCAACTGCACCGAGCCGCCGAACGACTGCCTCGGCGCCGTGAAGTCGATGGCGAATTGAGCCTCATCCGAGGTGAACGCGCCAGTCGCCGCCGAGACCGGTCCGAAGGAGCCGTCGAGCAGCGCGACGGGGAACGTGTGCGTGGCGAGCAACCCGCCATTGGCGAAGGTGCTTTCGGTCGTCGGGCCGGGATCGTTGGTCAGACCGTTGACGGTGAATGTCGAGAGCGTGTTCCCGGTCCCGAAGATGGCGCTTTGCAGGATGTCGACCGTCAGCGTGTGCGAGCCGGTAAAGCCGACCGCGGCCGTGGCGTCGAGCGTCACGCTCGACAGGTCCGCATTCGGCAGAATCGGCGAGCCTTGAGCGTTGATGGTGATGTTGGCGAAGTTCGCGTCGTTGGCGGTGAGGCTCGCCGCGCCCGTGGTGACGCCGCTGATGTTGTCGATCAGCGTCCCGTTGTCGAAGACTTCGATTTGCAGCGTCGCCGCCGCCGGCGTGGCGAGCGAGGCGAGGACGGCGGTGGCAAGCAATAATCTGTTCATAATCGGACCCCTCGTGTTTGGTGACGGGATCACGGTTATCACGACCCAGGCAGGGGCGTCGATGGCATCGGGGCCTGCGCCGGCCCTTGCGCGCCGTCGCCGCCGCCCTGCGCTCCACCGCCAGCGCCCATCGACTGCATGCGCGCCAGCATCATGTTCTTGATCGTCTGCTTTAGCTGATCCTGCCAGGCGGTCTTCTGCACCCCTGCGCCGGCCCCGAGCGCGCCGGTGCCGCCGAGGTGGCGCGACAGCCTGGTCGCGCTCTGCAGGGCGTCGCGGTGCAACGGCGAGCCAGGCGGCAGGCCGAGCGCGGCGTGCTGGATCATCTGGATCGCCTGGTTGAGGAGCGTCATCGAGTCGGCCATGTTGCCGGGGCCAGGCGCGGAGACTTGCGGGCCCATCTTGTTGCGGGCGAGGAAGGCGAGGGCGCCGCCAGGCTGGGGAGGACCGCCTGGCGCGCCGCCGCCGCCACCCGGTGGGCCGCCAGGGGGCGCGCCGCCCGGAGGTCCGCCTTGCCCCATCGAAGGGTCGTCGTCTGTTACGTCGCCGTTCGCCATCTGCTCTCACCCGGAGGGCCGCCCCGCTCCTTGGGGGCAATACTAGCGGGGCGGTCGTCCCCGTCGTTGTGGCCGCCCGAGGGGGTTCGGGCTGGGGACGCGCGGGAAAATAGCTCCTACTTGGCTTTCCGTCCACCGCCGCCGCCGGCGCCGCGCCGGCCGCCGACCGGGAAGCCCAGGACGCCCTTGACGAGCTCCTCGGTCTTCTCCTCCTTGGCCGCCTTCGCCTGGGCCTTCTGCCGCTCGCGCAACCGGGCGAGGAGGAGCTCGGCGCCGGGCGGGTGCAGCATGTGGATCAGGTCTTCGCTGTCGATCGCTCCTGCTCGAGCAAGCGCAATAGCGACCTGACGATTGTCCTCCGCAAACGCCGGGGAGGCAGAGTGGCTGTCGACTTGGACTTGGAAGCCGCTCGGGAGTTGCGAGAGGAGGAACTCGGTGCCCTGCTCCGTTTTGTAGACGAGCGCGTCCATGGCTTGCATGACGCGGAGGGCGAGGTAGCCGGTGTCGGCCAGCTGTCGCTCAATTCGAGAGGCCTGATCGATAAGGTGGGGTGACGAAGTTCTAACCAGGGTCTGAGCGTGGACTCCAGCGCGGACGCCGCTTTCGCCTTGTCCCGACATGATCGGGCTGAAGCCGCTAGCTTCATCAAACAATCCGAAAATAAACTCGAGCTCCTGGAGGTAATTCTCCGGCGGCGGCTCCAGTAGTTTTTGGGCCTTTGCATTGGGATTTGGGTCATTAATAAAACCTCCTTCATTGACAATTTTATAGTATTGCTCCTCGGTGATGGAGGTAAACCCTGAGAATACTTGCGGCGCATTAACATTTCTATCCCACATGACTTTGATGTCGCGCAGTCGCTTGTTGAGCAGATCCTGCAGCATCTGCACGTCGGCGATGATCGACCGGCCCCAGAAATAGCCAGGCGTTTGCTGGCCCTGAACCTTGACGAAGGCGTGCTTGCCGGGGACGCGCGACAAGTTGCGCCGCTGCTTTTCGCCCTCGAGGATGATGTCGGGGTAGATGCACTGGATCGTCGTCCAGTCGCCGTCGCGATCGCGATCGCGGATCCACACCTCGCAATGGCGCACCGTCGGCTGGAACCGCCGCTGTGGCCGCCAAGGGGTCGGCACCGGGAACACATTGACAATGCCGGCGGCCGAGGACGGGGCGTCGCCGACGTCGCCGAGCGGCTGCAAGCCCCCGACCACCATCTGGTGGAAATAGGTCTGGTCCTCCTCGTCCCGGACGGTCGGACGCGACTCGTCGATGCGCGCCATGAGCTCGTCCCGGTCGGGGTGCTCGGCCAGCATCGAGCGTAGCCGCGACATAGTCGGGAACGAGACGTGGCAGAACGCCTCCTGCTCGTCGAGGTTGAGAGTCGTCTCGTTGAGCACGCCGAAATTCTGGGGATGCACCGGAGCGGTCTTGAACGAGCCGCCGTCGCCGTCGGGAAGCACCTTGAGCAGCTGGCATCCGTTGACCAGGGCCCACACCACCGCCTCCGAGAACGTCACGTCCGCGTCGGTCTGGCGAAAGTCGGTCGACAGCTTCTCGCCGACCAGCTGCGCGCGGTCGAGGACGTCCTCTTCCTCGCCGGAATCGTAGACCAGCTGGAAGCGGACGTCCGTCGGCTGCATCAAAAAACCCGCCAACTTGTCCACGAATGGCTTGGTCTTGTTGAAGATCGCCGCCCGGTTGTCCATCGCCCCCATGTAGTAGTATTGGGCGGCGCGGCTGTAGACCATGCCCCGCTCGGACGCGCTGGCCATGCACTCGTCGATGATCTCTTTGATCCAGAGTTCGAGGAAGCCGGCCTTGTCGGGGATTCTGAGCATCTACCAGACCTTGATGGCTCTCCGTTTCGAAGCCGCGATCAGATCAGGCTGTTGGCCCGTGCTGAGCGCGGCCTGGAGAACGTCGAGCCCATTGCCTTGCGGGCCCTCGGAGTAGCGGTGCTGGCGGTGCTGGCGGCCGATGTCAATCGCTTGCTGCACGGTTTGCTGCGCCGCTTGCCAGGCCGCCGGCGGCAGGTTGGCCGATTGATCCTTGTAGCGGACCTTGGGTGTCCCCCCCTGGCGATTGTCGAACTTGGCGTTGGCGACATGGTAGTCGTTCGCCATGATGTCCTCGGCGATGCCGACCGCCTTACCGCGCAGCGAGCCGCCGATCGCCGGCGGCCTGAACACCTGATTGACCTCGCGCGCGTCGCAGGCCTCGCAGGAGGGCAAGGGCGCGTCCCACTGGTCGGCCGAGAGCACGACCTCCATCATGTGCCCGCACTCGCCGCACATGTACGATCGCGCGATCGGCATCAGTATCTCGTCGGTTCGTAGTGGCGCACGGCGCCGCAGCGGTCGCATTGCCAGCCGCGACAGATCACGCCGTCATGCCAGCCCGAGACGGGATGACCGCCGCACCAGCCCCAGCGGCATTTGAACCATTGAAGAAGCTGTCGGAGCGCCATCATGGCGTCCTCGCCAAGGTGACGGGGGCGTTGCGGCGGCTGCGATGGCTCATGGCGTGGTGCTTCCACGGATTGTTGCGTTTCCTGTTCGACAGGGCGCACGCGCAAGCCCGGCACATTCCCGTCTTGCCGGTCCCCTTCACTGGTTTGCTGCAGCGCGGGCAGGTCATACAAACCCCAGCAACCAGAGGATGAGGAACACGACGAGGATCACGCCGACGATCCCCAGCCCGCCGTTGCCGTAGCCATAGCCATACTGCCAATTCGGATTGAAGCGCGGCCCGGCCAAGCCCCCGAATAGGATCAGGATCAGGAGGATGACGACGACGATGCCGAGCGGACTGCGCATGTCAGTCTTTCCAGGTCGCTGCTTTCACGCTCCACATCTGAGCGCCCTGCGCCTCGGTGATGGCGATCGACCACAGCCGGTGCGCGCCGCTGCCGGCCATGAGCGATTGTCGCTTCATCTCGCAGAGGTCGATGATCTTCGCGTACTCGCGCTTGAGCTCGTCCACGATCGGATCGCCGCTCGGGTTGAAGGTCAGGCCGACGGCCTTCTCGCCGAAGGTCAGATTGTTCGCGGGCAAGCGTTTTGGTGGCGGCTGTTCGACGACTGGCGAATCGGTGGGCTCGGGATCGCCAGGCTCGGGCGGATCGGGATCGGGTTTCGGTTGCGGTGCTTTCGGCATTAAAACTTCTCCGCTCTGGCTCGCGCGCCCACCTTCGTGTTGATCCGACGGATGTGCTCCGAGAAGGCGAACGAGAGCACGGTGCCGGCGTTCTGGGGCGGCGGCTCGCCTTTGACCGAATCCCAGGTCAAGTTGCGCGCGATCAGGCCGGCGCGCCGCCACTCGGTCCAGGTATGATGGGCCAAGACCATCGCGCTGACTAGGTCGTCGTTCTCGCCGGTGTCAGGGCCGGCGCCGATCCAGCCCTCCTCCTCGACGATCGCCTGCATTTGCTGCACCAGTCGAATCGAGCGGAACTCCACCCGGCGCAGCATCAGCGAATCGCGGAGCTCCGAATAGACGTAGTGCTTGTTGTCCTGGTTGGTCTTCCACGCGATGACATTTCCGGCCCCGCCCAGCGTGTCGGCGCGGCGGTACAGGAACCAGCGCACCGCGCCGATCATGTTGAGGATCTGATCCGAGTCCTGCTCGGCCTGCAGGATCCCGCGCTCGGCCAATTGTCGCAGGTTGCGGACCTCGGGCAGGACCGCGGCGCCGACGCCGCTCACCTCGATGTTCGCCAGGTGATCGCGGTAAGCGCCGGCGAGGTGCGACAGCACCCACGCGAATTGATAGGTCAGCGGCTTGTTGGAGGCGAACTCCGCGACCTGGACGAGCCGATCGGCGTAGCAGCGCATGACCTGGATGGCGTGGTCGTTAGCGTCCCCCCCGCCGCCCCCCGATGGATCGCCGCCGATGACGTACACGCCCTTTTCCTCCGGGGGCTCCCACACCCGGAGCATCACGTCGTCGCGGTTCGTCGTCTGGACGATCCTGGAGCCCAGGAAGGCATCCTCGAAGATATACCGGTAGCCCTTGTAAGGCGGCCCCTCCGCTAGACTCTCGTGGATCTCCAACGTCCGACGGGCTGGGAAGAAAGACGAACCCGAGGCGACGAAGCACTGCCTCTCGGTCCATGGATAGTGGCGTTCCATGTATTCGGGGGCGCTGAACTCCGATTCCCGTCTCCACCATGCGACCTGCTCCGGGGTGACCGTCACCTTGTATTGCGCCCGGACCTGGCGCGCGAGTGTGAGCTCGTCGTCGGTGAGGTGTCCGTCCCAGTAGATCTTGTAGTCGGGGTCTTTCTTGTCGATCGCATAGGTCGGGTTGGCCCAGAACCCGATGAAGATGAACCGCATGTGGCGGTCCTTCTTCGCCTGTTGGCAGTGGTTGAACCACCAATTGTAGCCGTTGGCGATCGACTCCCAGATGTACAGCCGGGACGGATTGAGCCTGGCCAGCGAGGCCTTCAGGCTCTCGACGCCGGCGAGGCTTTTCCACTGCGCGCACTCCGTCATGTGCGCCATGTTGAGGGCGCGGGACGCGCCGAGGTCGGGGTTGGTCGCCGCCGCCATCAGGTCGATCACCGACCGATTCGCGAACACCATCGAGTTGCGGTTGTCTTTGATCAGCCGGTGCTCGGGCGATTTCCACTCAGGGGGAAGGGTTTCAAGCAAAGCTGCAAAAATGCGACGTAAACGCTCAAGGTTGTCGGTTCTGTCGGCAATAATGGCACCTTGCACTCCGGGGTTGGCCAGCGCCCAGAATAATTCGATCACGCTGCAGACGGTAGTGATCGCAACCTGGCGGCACTTGAGGACGACGAACTCATGCACGTCCTCCTCGAGCCCCTTCGCCACCGCATCGATGACCAGGCGCTGCGACATCCACGGGTCGACGTGGCATCTACCGCCTTCTTTGGTGTCGATTTCAACCGCCGACAGGAGGGCGTAGATGCCCTCGCGGATGCTAGGTCGTGCTGCCATGCGGCGCGTCCGTCGCCTCGGGGTGCGGCTCGGCGTCGTAGATCAGGTCGAACGCCTTCTCCATGATCTCGAGCCAACGCTGGCGATCAGCGACGGCGAAGTAGTCGCCGGGCGCCGGCAGATGCTCGAGCAGCGCATCGATGAGCGGGTCAAGCGCCATCCCGTTGTCTTCGGGCTCTATCTTCGCCTTTGGCATGTTCCCTCCTAGAGGGGTCCGAGGTCCACGATGACGATTTGCGAGCGGTCTAGCACAAGCACATTGCCGCCAGCGACCGTGTAAGGAATCGGCGCTCCCCCGGTGATGGCGAAGGCGTTCAACTGCACCGCGACATTGAGCGTCGTCACGCCAGCGGCGGGGGTGACGAAGAAATTGACGGAAAAACCGGCGCTAGGGTCGGTCACAGTGCCGCCGAAGCCAAAAATGCGCTGTTCGGGCGTGGGTGAGATGGGGACGCGAGCGCCAATTCCGGCGACGTTGTTGACGCCCTTGAGGTTGCAATTGACGCTGACCATCAGCATCGACGTGACGCCGGGGCGGGGCGGCAGGGTGCAGGGGATGTTGGCGATCTGCGTCCAATCGCCGTTGCCCGGAATGACAATATCGGCGGGGACGTTGTAGACGACCGGCTTGGCGCGGAGGCTGTCGACTTGCGTCAGTTGCAGATAGCGAGCGTCGCCTTGCGTCTGGTCGAGGATGGGTTGCGGGTTGGTGCCGTCGTTCGCCCTGACGACCAGCGGATAGTTACCGGTGCCTTTGGTGAACACAATTGCGTTGTCGGTTTCGCTCCACGCGAGGCTAGCGCCGCGCACATAGAGATTGAGTTTGGCCATGACGGGCGGGCCGGTTGTCCCAATCATGTTGATGTCGCCGGTCATGTTGCCGCCCGACAAGGGCAAGAAATCGCCCCCGCCGCCGCCTATGCGCTCGTAGCGGGTGTCCGCGTATCGGATGTTGAGTGCATCGGTCGCGTTGGCCGGGTCGCCCACCCCACTGAGAATTTGGCCCGCGAGATTGACGGGGACGAAAAACGCCGCGACGGTCGGCTGTATCTGCGACACGATCTGTCCGCTGACGGTCGTCACCAGAAGGCCGCCCGTGCCGCCGGTGCGATAAAGGCCGGTCGAGTTCTCGCCAATAGCAAGACCCGGATTGGTGGCGCTGCCGCCGTCGCGGGTGATGAGCGGCCCGATCATCTGGCCGCCCGCCTTGGCGAGGTAGTCGGTCAGGTCGGCGGCGGTTGCGTAGTTCCCGGCGGGCTGGAAGTTCGTGAGGACGTCGTCGAGCGAAAGCCAGGTGACAGCCGATCCGGCGCTCGCCCGCGCCCAGCCGTAGGTCGATCGGCGCGAGGTCGCCGCCGGCGCTTCCTCGACAACGGGTTGCCAGGTGTAGTTATACCTCCCATAGTAGTTATTATCGGCTGGCGCTTCGGGGATGTTGGCGAGCGGTTCCTGATAGCCGTCACCGTCGCGGCGTTGCCAGCGCCCGGCGAGGAACCCCTGCGTGATCGTGGCGTCGGTCGGCCACTTGGTTTGACCCGGCGTCGCGCGAGCCACCGCCACCTCGAGCTCGGCGATTCGACTGAGGGCGGCGGACAATTGTTGGGCGAGCGCGCGGACCTGCCTATCGCTACGGTTGTTCACAACCGTTCTCCCGTGCTAGACGCGAAAACGCCTCGCCCGTTGTCTCCGGACGAGGCGCCACGCTTAAGCGTGTTTGGCGACAGTCGCCACCGGGCGCGCTGGCTCGGTGGCGGTTTTTTTCAGCTGTGCAGCCAGATGCCTATCAGGCCGCCCACGAACAACACGCCCAACCATCGAAGATCTGATCGAGGCACGCCGACGTGCTCTGCGATCATCAGGAGCAGCGCCAAGACCAGCCCCGCACCCCACGCCTGGAGGTCGCTCACCTAAACCCCTCGATCCAACGCCGGATCGCCGCCGGGTCGCCCTGGTCGTAGTACATCATGCCCAGGCGCAGGAGGACGGGACTCGGGTTCGTCTGGGGATGCTTCTGCAGATCGCTGCCCATCGAGGCGATCGCGTTCACCATGTCGCCGGCGTCGAGGTACTCGAGCGCCCGCTGCTTGCACCAGGCCAGATGCTCCTCGCGCGTCCTCATTTGAACGTCACTCCCTTGCTGAACTGCCACTCGAAACACACGCTGTCGTCGTCGCGGCCGATGATGCGAACCATGCGGATCACGCCCATCTGCGCAGCCGGCCTGGTGGTGTAGCTGTGCGCCAGTTTCACAGCGTCTTCGGCCGACAGGTTTTCGCCGACTTTCTCGTGCCAATCGCCGGGCAGGTACTGCCAGACGTCGAAACGCTCTTCGCTCATCGCAGCGCCCCCGCGACTTTGGTGACCAGCGCGCGGCCCTTGTGCGTGAGCGCGTAGACCTTCTCACGTTGGTTGGTGACATTGGTGCGGCCCTCGACCAGGCCGAGGCCCGCGTGCTTGTTGCGGTCGACTTCGCCCAGGTCGAGCAGGTGGCGCGACATCGTCGTCGCCGAGATCCCGGCCCGCTTGGAATAGTCGTCGACCGTCAACCCTTCCTTCATGGCGACGGTGAACAGGCTCATGAGCTTGTTGACCGGCATCTCGCGCACCGGCTCGAGGGCGACGAGCAATTTGCGCCCGAAGTGCTCCAGTTCATTCAGATCCATCAGACTTTCTCCGTTTCGATGATGAGCTCCAGACGGTGGAGGAACGCCTCGAGGTAGCCGAACGCGAAGCGGTAGGCCTCGAGCTCGGTCGGATAGCTCGCGATGAACTTGCGATCGCGGACCAGGTAGACGCCCCACTTGTTGCGCGGGTGCGCCATCGGGCGAATCTCGATCAGCATCAGATTTCCTCGTCATCGGGGATGACGACAGGCGCCGGGAACAGCCGATCGCGCAGCGCCTTGGTGGCTTCGACTCGCTTCGCCAGCTTGCCGTTGTGCTGGTACGCTGTCTTCAGCATGAGCAGGCGCGTGTTCAGCGCCTGATAGACGATGAACGCCTCGCGGGTCTTCAGTCTCAATTTCATGGTTCTGTCTCCTATGCGCGTCAGGCGACGCCACACAGGTGTAGCATATATATAAGGTGTATGCAATTGCAGGACAGGTCTCGGAAAGGCTTAAATAAGCGTCGGCTGCCGCCAGACGTTTAAACGCGCA